CTGCGCAGTCCACGATTAAGGAATATAACGACATATTCAGTGTGGACGGGACTATGCCGGGGTTTAACAATGTGGAGCCTAGCCCGGAGCAGTTGCGGGCAATGGTGCAAACCCCGCTTGGTGGCTTGCAGGCCGCCGAGGTAGTCAAAAATGCTTTCGATCACAACTTGATTGACCGGGTGAAGCAGGACATAGACGCCGGGTTGCTCCGGGGTGAGTCGTACCAAAAATTGGTACAACGTGTTGAGCAGAACTGGGGTGGGGCGCGAAACGATGTCATTAGTTTGGTGCGGACGCAGACGCAGGAGATGAACAACCGGGGTGCATGGGCGGTTGCTGACCAGAACCGGGATGTATTGCAGCAAGAATGGGAGTGGTCTGCAATATTGGATAACAGGGCTTGTATCAGGTGTGCGAGTCTGGACGGGCAACGGTTTGATATTGACGACCCCATCCCAATCCCAAGGCATTTATCATGCCGCTGTTGTAGGCGTTACCTGACAAAATCCTACCGCGATCTAGGCGTCAACATAGACGAGATGGAACCGGCCTTGCGTAATTGGGTCTTACGGGACGGGCAGGTGGCAACCGGTGGGGCCGTGGCCGAGACACTGGGCAAGTTCAAGGGCAACTACCGAGATTTCTTTGGTGGTTTGCCATACAAGCGGCAGGTCGAGATTGTGGGCAAGACCAGGGCCGACCTGATCCGCAAGGGCAAGTTGAACTTTGACGATTTGGCCGACGGCCGGGGCCGGGTGTATAAGCTAAACAAAGGCTGGGACGGGCTGAGTAACGAGAAGCAGGAGGACGTGATCTAATGCAGTGCCCCAAGTGTGACGGTGATTCCAGAATACGGAAAACATGGCCGAGTTGTGATAGTTCCATACGACAACGGGAATGCCTAAAGTGTGGCTACCGCTGGACGACTGTGGAAGTAATGCAGGGAACCATTCAATACGTCGTTAAAAGGGAACAGCGTTGCATTTAGTCTAGTCCTGACTATACACAGTTAGCCTTTTTGGGGTATGTTTTAGCCGTCTAAAGACTGTTTTAGGCGGCTATTTTTTTTGTTTAACTACGCGACTTGAGCGGAAATCAAGGAAACTCACGCGACTTGAGCGGAAATCAAGGGGAGTAAATCATGGCAGATGCTACCGATCAGACACAGGAAACGATGGATCAGGACACCGGTGAAGAACAGCAGGGCGAACAAGTGAACCAGGAACAGATTGACAGGGCCGTCAAGAAACGCCTTGAACAGGAGCGCCGGAAATTTGAACGGGAGAAGCAGCAGCTTCTAAAGCAATATGAAAATGTTGACCCGAACGAGTATCAGCAGCTTAAAGAAAAACAAAAGCAAGCTGAGGACGAGAAGCTCCGTAAAGATGGCGAGTTTGAGAAGCTCCGCGAGAAGTGGAGCAAAGAGCGAGAACAGGAGAAACAGAAATACGAGGAAAAGATACAAAACCTCAATAGTCAACTGGATAACCTGTATCTCAAAGAAAAGGTCAAAAATTCTGCACTTCAGGCGGGTGTTGACCCCGCAGATGTTGATGATGTGCTGACCATCACTTGGAACCGATTTCAACGTGATGACGAAGGAAATATTCTTGTTTTGGATCGGGAGGGTGAGACATCGCCACTTACTCCAGAAGATTTTTTTGCCAAGGACTTTAAAGAGGCAAAACCAAAGTTTTATAAACCGGATGTTTTGCCCGGCGGTGGGACTAGCTCTAGCGCTAATAATCCCACACGGGGCAAAACCGTAAGCCGCCAGGACTTTGACAGCATGGACGCTGCCGAAAAGAAGTCCTTTATCGACAAAGGCGGCCAGATAACAGACCAATAACTTTTATGAGGTGTTGAAATGGCAAATACTCTTACAGGACTAATCCCTACTCTTTATGCTGCCCTGGACATTGTGTCCCGCGAACTTGTGGGCCTGATTCCGGCGGTAAGCCGGGATTCCAGTGCAGAGCGCGCGGCCAAGGGCCAGACCGTCAGCTCCCCGGTGGTCCCGGAAGTCTCCACGGAAAGTATCTCCCCCGGTGATAACCCGGCAGACAGCGGTGACGCGACTATCGGAACGGTTGATATGTCGATCAGCAAGGCCAAGGCCGCTCCGGTCCGGTGGACTGGAGAGGAACAGCGCGGTGTTGCCTTGTATGATCAAATCCAGACCAAGCGTTTCGCTCAGGCTATGCGGGCCCTGGTGAACGAGGTCGAGGCCGATGTTGCAAGCGTGTATCCCGGATTCTCCCGTGCTTACGGAACCGCCGGGACCACTCCGTTCGGATCGAACCTGAGCGCCATGGCCGAAGTGCTCAAAATCCTGAAGGATAACGGCGCTCCGACCGATGCGCTCAAGTGTGTGTTTGATACGAGTGCAGGGGCCAACCTGCGGAGCCTGACGCAGCTTACCAACGTGAATCAGGCCGGGACTGACCGGACCTTGCGTGACGGTGTGCTGCTTGATGTTCACGGCTTTGAACTCCGGGAATCCGGACAGATCAAGACCCAGAATAACAGCTCTGAAAGCACTGCTGGCACAACTACCGTAAACGGCAACCACTCCGAAGGTGCAACCACGGTGAGTGTCGCCTCTGCTACCAATGCAGTTACCATCGTAACAGGCAACTTCATCACCATCGGCGACCATAATTACATGGTTGTCAATGACAGCAACGTATCTATTGCCTCCGGCGCTAATGGGGACGTGGAAATTGCCGAGCCGGGCCTGATGGAAGATGTGTCCGGCGGAACCAGCGTAACCCAGAATGACAGTAACTTTGTGGCGAATATGGCTTTTGCCCAGAGTGCTGTGCATTTGGTAACCCGCGCCCCGGCCATGCCGCAGGGCGGTGACGCCGCTGACGATGTGATGGAAATTGTGGACCCGGTATCCGGATTGGCCTTCCAGGTCGCCATGTATCGCCAGTATAGGCGGGTTAAGTACGAAGTCGGCCTCGCTTGGGGCTATAAGCTCATCAAGCCGGAACATGCAGCTATCTTGCTCGGGTAACCGGTGATGGACCTACATTAATAGAGGGGGGTTAGGGGCAAGTCCCCCGCCCCCTTTTTTTAGGAGTAAATACATGCAGAAACTTAAATCCCCGACCCCTAATCGAAAAGGGGAATACGAAATCCATGATGTGCCCAGTCGCCGGGTGGAAGCGTTAAAGGCGCTTGGTTGGACCGAGGTTAAGCCGGAAAGGGAAAAGCCTAAGAAGGCCCTGAAAAAGACTAAGTACAGTAGGAAAAAAAGTGCGTGACTGGATACAGCACCACCTGAATCCGTTGCACGTTTACTGCCGTCTGTGCTGTGCGAGAGTGCCGCAGCCGGTGGCAAAGAATATCGCGCTAAAATACGAATGGATATGGCGGAGGCTGCATATATGACTCGCTACAAATTCTCACACAGTTCTCTATCTCGCCTCAAAAATGTTCACCCCATATTGATAGCAATAACCGCCCTTGCTCTACGCCGTTATGCGGATATGGATTTTGGCGTGATCGAGGGTGTCCGCACAGAAGAGCGGCAAAAAGAGATGGTGGAGAAGGGCGCATCACAGACGATGCGTTCCTACCATCTTGTAGGTGATGATGGTTTTGGTCGTGCCGTAGATCTTGCACCCTGGAAAGATGGTAAAATCCCCTGGCATGATTGGGGTGCTTTTGAGCAACTTGCAGATGCAATGCAGGATGCAGCTAATGAACTGGGATATGGCAATAAATTAACTTGGGGTGGGGACTGGGATAGTCTGAGAGACGGCCCGCATTTTCAGTTGGAGATTTAATCGATGCCGGAAAAAATCGAGATCACACGAACAGAGCTTAAAGCCATTGTTGCCCAGGCGGTGGGAGAGGCAATGAATAAAAAGTGGATCACCGCAGAAGAAGAATATGCCAATGATAAATTTGTGTGCCAACTTCGAGAAGCTACGGCCACAATAAAGTCCACGGCAATCAAGACGACTATAGGTGCATTTGTAACGCTTGTCTTGAGTGGGCTGGCGTTACTTATCTACATGGGAAAAAATTAAAGGAGAATTAAGATGGATTGGTTAAGCCCAGAACTCATTACAACCATTGTGACGGTGTTGGCGGCTATTTTGTCCGCCGTGTTCGGCTCGAAGTTTATGAAGTATAAGAAGGCCATCCAGGAGATTGCCAAGGCTTTCAGTGATGGAGAGCTTACCGCTGATGAGACTCGTGCAATCATCCGGGCTTTTACCGGTTCCGCACTGGACAAGCCGGTGCAGGAACAAAACAAGGGGTAACACCATGTTCGGCACAGTTAAAAGCGTTGCCGATGCGATCAATGCAATTAGCCGAGCGGGGAACAGGATTGTCAATGCAATTAAGCGTAGCAAAAGAGAAAGCCGCCGGGATCGTGCTGCCACTGATCCTGCTGCTGAGTTCCAGCGCAGGTATGGTGGGCTGCACCCAGACCTTAAAGACCCCGGCTCCACCGAGACCGGTGCTCGAGAGCATCAGGACAAATGATCGGGGCGGGATTTGCCTGGACCACGAGGATACGACCGAGTTGCTGAACTATCTGGACACTTTAGAGCATAGCGAATGCTATTATTGAGGGTGACATGGCGCTAACACTTACAGTTGAAGACGGCTCTATTGTGGCCGGGGCAAACACCTGGATTAGCATGGAAGATGCCGAGTCTTACATGGAGGCACGTCTACATACTACGACATGGGACGACGCCACGGACCCGGACAAACGGGCGGCATTGGTCC